TGTAGCTGATACTCCTGCACAAGCATTAAAAGCTTTGCTGGTTAATTTTCCAGGTCTTGAGAAGTGGTTGATAGATAGCGAAGAACGCGGTGTTGGGTATCGAGTAATGGTGGGCAAGCAGACTATTCATAGCGATGACATGTCTGAACTATTGGCCCCTTGGAGCGAGCAAGAAATTTTTAGCATTACACCTGTATTGACTGGTGCTGGGCGTGGCACTGGTTCAATTATTGCCGGTGTTGCGCTTGTTGCGTTCTCGCTTGCACTTCCAGGAGTTGGTGCAGCTATAGGCGGGGCATTGATGACTCAAATTGGTCTTATTGGCGGAGCTTTGATTTTGGGGGGCGTTGCTCAGATGATTTCGCCAGCGCCAAAGCCACCAGGGCTTACTGAACAAAATGAAGCAACTCGCTTGGAATCCAACAGCTTTAGCGGCATTGTTAATACGACCCGGCAAGGCGTACCCGTGCCAATAGCTTATGGGCGCGTGTTTGTCGGCGGGGCAGTAATTTCCGCTGGCCTTGACGTTGATCAGGTTTGACAATGGCTGAATTCAAATACATTGCAGGCGCTGGCGGCGGCGGTGGGGGCGGCGGCAAAGGTGGTGGCGGTGGAGGCCGCAGCGGTGGGGGCAGCAGCACTCCTACCGAACAGGATGATTCGCTTCAGTCAAAACAATTTGGCAACGTCCTTGACTTGATAAGCGAAGGCGAAATCGAAGGATTGGACGACGGCAACAAAAGCGTTTTTCTTGATGGAACGCCCATTCAAGATTCTTCAGGCAACAACAACTTTTCAGGCTTTACCGTTGTCACCCGAAACGGCACACAGGCACAAACTTACATCCCCGGCGTTTTTGCAAACGTAGAGAATGAAGTCACTGTTGGCGTGGAAGTTACAAATGCTAGCTCTGTTACTAGGCAGATTACTGACACTAATGTTAACCGTGCTCGCGTAACTATTACCGTACCATCACTTCAACGGTTTGAAGATGACGGCGACATTGTTGGCACTAGCGTTAGTTTAGATATTCAAGTTCAGTACAACGGGGGCGGTTTTAATAGCGTAAAAACCGACACGATTAGCGGCAAAAGCAGCAGTCAATACCAACGAGACTACCTGATTACATTGTCTGGATCGTTTCCGGTAGACATTAAAGTTGTTCGCACCACTGCAGACACAAGCAGCACAAAACTGGCGAACAAAACCAACTGGGCAAGCTTTACTGAAATCATCGACGCAAAGCTGCGTTATCCGAACAGTGCTTTAGTTGGCTTGCGATTTGACTCACGACAGTTCAACGCGATTCCACAGCGCAAGTATTTAATTCGAGGAATCAAGGTCAGGATTCCAAGCAACGCAACCGTTGACACAACAACGCACCTGGGACGAATCACGTATTCCGGCGTGTGGGACGGGACTTTTTCCGCAGCAACTTGGACAAACGACCCCGCGTGGTGTTTATTCGATTTGCTTACAGACACACGCTATGGCGCGGGCGTTCCTGAGGCGTCTCTTGATCGCTATGACTTTTTTGCCATTAGTCAATACTGCAACGAGCTAGTTGGTGACGGCAAAGGTGGTGAAGAGCCACGATTCAGCTGCAATCTTTTGATCAATCAGCGCAGAGAGGTTTTTAACGTTATTCAAGAGATGACCAGCATTTTTAGGGGAATCTCGTACTACGGCGCTGGGTCGCTTGTGCTTCTGCAGGACAAGCCGTCTGACGCGCAATACACGTTAGGCCCATCAAATGTTGTTGAGGGGTTGTTTTCTTACTCTGGTTCGTCACTTCGCAGCAGGCACACTTGTGCGACAGTTGCCTATCAAGATTATGACGAGCAAGGCGAAGTCTCTTTTGAATACGTTGAAGACGAAAATGCAGTTTCTAAATACGGCGTCAATAACAAAGACATCAAAGCAGTCGGTTGCTATTCCCAGGGGCAGGCCAACAGACTTGGAAAGTGGACCCTGCTAAGTGAACAGGACTTATACGAAACCTGCACATTTTCGATTGGCATCGATTCAGGCATTGTCTTGCGGCCTGGCATGGTTGTAGACATCGCAGATCCTTTACGATCTGGAACGCGCAGGAATGGCCGCGTTTCTTCTGCCACAACTACCCAGATAACAATTGACAGCGAGACTGATTTAGATGTCAACACGGGCAACGGCCCTACCGTTTCGGTGATTCTGTCAACTGGTTTAGTTGAAACGCGGGACATCGACACTATCGATGGCACCGCTGTAAATGTCACTGAGGCATTCAGCGAAGCGCCTGCAGTCAATGCTCCATGGTTGATTCAAACCACTGACATTCAATCGCAACAGTTCCGTGTTGTGTCGGTTGCTGAAGGGGATGATGGTGCGTTCAGCGTTACTGCACTCAAGTACAACGAAAGCATCTACAACGCTGTTGAACAGGATCTAAACCTTACGCAGCGGGACATCACAAATATCTCAGCATCGCCTGATGCAGTTACCGACATCGCGGTGACTGAATTTTTGTATGAAGACGGCAGCACAGTCCGCACCGGCGTGGACATTACATGGAAGAGCCCAGTTACGAACGTACAAGAGTTCGTGGTCAAGCATCGCCTTGATGAAAACAACTTTGAGCAAGAAATAACTCAAACACAGTCGTTACAGGTCAGAGGCTTGAAGGCCGGATCTTTTGAGCTGCAGATCACTGCCCGCAGTTTTGTTGGCAAAACAGGCCCCACTACAACGCAGACGTTCACGCTTGCTGGCAAAACCGCAATCCCTGGCAACGTCCTCAACCTGTCGCTAGAGCCACAGAGCTACAACAGTGCGCGGCTTCGTTGGGACGAGGCTGTAGATCTTGACGTGAAAGTCAGCGGCAAAGTTCACATCCGTCACAACAACCTCACTGACGGCAGTGCGACATGGAGCAACAGCACAGATCTAATCCAAGCCATTGCAGGTAACTCAACAGAAGCAACCGTGCCGCTGATTGAAGGTGAGTATCTGGTCAAGTTTGAGGATGACGGTGGCAGAAAGAGCGCCACAGAGGCCAGCATCATTGTTGACAAGCCGGTTACACAGACCTTTTTTGGCGTAGCTAGCCAAAGAGAGGATCAGATTTCGCCAACACCGTTCAGCGGTACAAAAACAGACACCGAGTACAACTCAACATTTGACGCTTTGATCCTGTCCAGCTCTGGCGACGATGTGAAAGCGACTGGTGAATATGAATTTGCAGACACCCTGGACCTTGAAGCGGTCTACAGCCTGGACCTGGAGCGTCGTATTGTTTCGCGAGGCATCTACCCAAGCGACACTTGGGACGACAGGACAGAAAATATCGACACTTGGACGGACATTGACGGCGCTGTGGTTGATGACGTTAACGCTGAGCTTTACGTGCGAAGGACTGACGACAACCCAAGCAGCAGTCCTACTTACACCGACTGGCAACCGCTGGCCAATGGCGTGCTGAAAGCGCGGGCGTTCCAATTCAAAGTCATTCTCACGTCAGATGACACAGCACAGAACGTGTTGGTGGATGAGCTGGGCTATGTGGCTGAGCTGCAGCAGCGGACAGAGCAAAGCTCTTCGACTATTGCCAGTGGCACGTCAGCCAAAGCCGTCACCTTTGCGAATGCCTTTTTCACTGGCACTAGCACGCTTGGTGGAGCGAACAGCGCCTTGCCGACAATCGGCATTACGCCTCAGAACATGGCGACAGGCGATTACTTTGAGTTGTCCAGCATTTCGCGCACCGGCTTCACGGTGACGTTTAAAAACAGCAGCGATGCGATCGTTGACCGCAACTTCGATTACATGGCTACCGGGTTTGGCAAGGCCGGGTAAAGTGTCAGCAAGAGCGGGTTAAAGGTCGGTGAGCACAAGTGACTATTCATTAGCGAACCAAAGCGGAAGCAGCTTTCGTGGTGACCTTAATAATGCGCTGTCAGCTATTGCCACCAACAACAGCAACTCAACCGATCCAGCGACCACTTTTGCCCACCAGTGGTACGTGGACACGGGTGACGACACCCTCAAGATCAGAAACGGCGCAAACAACGCTTACGTCAACGTCAGTGCTGTTGGCGGTGTTGACTCAGTAAATTTAGGCCTTGCACTTGCTGCATCACCGACGTTTACCGGGACGGCGACGTTTGGCGGCAACGTATTGCTAAGCGGAACTGGGGTGCTTGATCTCCCGGTTGGAACGACTGCAGAACGTCCGGGCACCCCTAATAACGGGATGATCCGGTACAACTCATCGCTGTCTAGGTATGAGGGATACAGCGGGTCAGCATGGGGCCAGCTCGGCGGTGGGGCAACTGGCGGTGGAACGGATCAGGTGTTCTATACCAACGATCAATCGGTTGACACAGATTTCACTTTGACGGGAACTCTTAACGCAATGTCAGCAGGGCCAATAAGTATTGCCAGCGGTGTTACCGTTACGGTTAGTTCCGGGGCCACTTGGACGGTGGTTTGAGATGAGCACAGTCAAGGCAGCCAACTTGCAGAACACGGGCAGCGGTGCTCCGACGTTTAAGAACAGCTCTGGCACGGAGATCGGTCAACTTGCCAAATCGTGGGTAAATTTTGACGGCACCGGAACGGTTTCTATTAAAGATAGTTTTAATGTCTCCTCAATTACAGACAACGGCTCAGGTGATTACACGATTACATTTACAAATGCAACGGCGAATGCTAACTACGCAATTATTGGCATCATAAGAGGACAATCTTCAAATGCTAGAGGAGCTTCCGGCGTTCATGTGCACACTTCTACGGATCCAACAACTACCGCATTTAGAGTTCAAACTCTTTTTAATGCTTCCCCTAATAGCAATGGCGGTCTCGATGATTTCAGCCGTGTGTACTTTGTCGTTTTCGGAGCTTGAACGATGAGCACACTTAAGGTCGCCACTATTCAAGACACGTCGGGCAACAACAGCTCGACGCCGAACGAAGTTGCTCAGGGCAGGGCAAAAATGTGGGTTAACTTTAACGGCAGTGGGACCGTTGCAATTAGAGATGATTTTAATGTTAGTTCAATTACTGATCATGGAACAGGATCCTATACCGCGACTTTAACCACCGCGATGTCTAATACAGATGGGGCACCAGTAGGCAATGCAAACGAAAATGCAGACTCACACAATGGCG